TGAGCTTACTCGACCACTGAGTGGACGGGCTGATGACCTCAGCATCCTAGAAATTATGGAGCAGCAAGGCGTAATTAGCTCTGAAGACATCAGCAACATTGGTCAGCTAATTCAAGAGGGTTTGCGCATTCAACGTAGCACAATGACCCCTGCCCAGTTTAATGAAGTAGTCAAGCCAGCCAGTGACATAGTCAGTAACACAGCCCGTATCTTCGGTGCTAACTTCGGTGCCATGTTTGGTATGGGCGAAGGCTCTCAGCTACAGGCGGCGGCTATTGGTTCGGCTGCATTTAAGAAGCTCGTAGCTGGACTGCCTATGGGCAACAAACTGGAGCAGATGAAAATCCTTATGCTTCAGCCAAGAGTACTAAAGGGTGCCATCCAAGATAATCCAAATATTAGACGCGGTGCCTTGGACAGTGTCAAAGAGTTTATGATCAAGTATGGTTCTGAGTTTAAAGGTCTCAGCAAGACGCAGAAAGCTGGTAAACTCGCCAAGGACGTAACTGTAGGAGCAGCTACGGCGACAGGCAGAGGAATTGTGAATAGAGCATCGGAAGCCCCTATAGCAACGTCCTCTGCCTTGAGCGAAGCAACTCAACAGGATGAACGTCCTACGGTGACAGTCGATGATCAGATGATGGATTTGTTTCCTTAAATAAAGAAACCCCCACCATCTCTGGCAGGGGTCTCAACCAACGAACAAGGTGGACCAATCTCGACCTCATTCGCTAGTATTTTAACAAAAAATAAGCCCATAGGTCAAGCGATCTGTGGGCTATTTTATTGATTATTCACATTTTCTTAGGCCAGTGGCTACGTCAAAATAACACGCCCCACCCTCTTCAATAAAGTTATCTTCTTCAGTCTGTGGCTCTTCGGCAATATCCTCTGAAGCGGCTGCATTCAGGATACCATAACGCTTACCTGATGCGCGGAAAGTCGTACATCCAGACGATCCACCTTCGTAGGCTTTCATGTAGACATCCTTGAACTCTTCCCAAGTAATGTTGTCTCCTACGTTGCAGGTCTTCGAACAGGCACTGTCTACATAGCGAGAGGCTACGTTAAGAACTTTAACGTGGTCAAACACTGATAGCTCGTCGGCTGTCTTACCCTTTATACCAAATACACGATAGCCGTAGTCTTCTACCCGCTCTACTTTGGGTCCGTCGAAGGTCTGGATAGTTCTATCGTAGTAATGCGAGAAGACGGGTTCAATCCCAGAGGATACGTTATCGGCTGACAGGCTGATAGTTCCTGTCGGAGCAACAGAAAGAAGATGACTGTTACGAATACCGTGCTTGCTAATGAGATCACGAATATCGTGAGGCAGAGTAGTAGCAAACTCAGAGCCAAGATATGCCTGAGTAAATAGAGGAAACGGACCCTTCTCAATAGCCAATTCCACAGAAGTACGATACGCCACATTCCTAATAACCCCCATAATCTCTTCTAAGGTACGTAGGAAAGGCTCACTGCCATACTCAAAGCCCAGTGCCTCGATGGCATTAGCTACGCCAGTAACACCCAGACCCATACGGCGTTTGCTCTTAGCTTCCTGCTCCTGCTCAGGTAGAGGGTACGTGGCACGATCCACCACATTATCCATTGCACGTACTACGTGAGGAATGTCATTGCGTAACTGGTTCATGTTGAAGACGTATTTGCCCTCATGCTCCACTACGTACTTAGCCAAGTTGAACGACCCTAGTAGACACGCACCGTTTGGCGGCAGGGGTTGCTCACCACAGGGGTTAGTCGCTGCAATCTTCTCGCAGTAGTGTAGGTTGTTCTTGCGATTAATACGGTCAATAAACAGGATTCCCGGTTCTGCCCAATCCCACGTACTACGTAGAATGTCGTCCCATAACGCACGTGCGGAAACTGTCTTGTAGACACGCCCCTCGAAGACTAGGTCAAACTCAGTATCCTCTTTGACTGCCTTCATAAATGCGTCTGTGACACCGACTGAGATATTAAACTGCGTAAGCTCAGTGCTATTGTTCTTTGCGCGAATAAACTGCTCAATATCTGGATGGTCTACACGTAGGACACCCATTTGTGCGCCTCTACGGTGTCCTGCAGAGCTAATTGTCTTACAGATTGCGTCGAAGATGCCCATGAAGCTCATTGGGCCACTGGAGCGGCTATCTAGGCTGCGTATGAGTGCGCCACGTGGACGTAGAGTACTGAAGTCATAGCCAATACCGCCACCAAGCTGCATAGTCTTGGCTGCGTTACGTGCGGCTTGCATAATACCTTCCATACTGTCCTCGATAGTCATAGAAACGAAGCAGTTATATGGGGTTACGCGGCGGGGTGCGCCCATAGCCGACTGTACTCGACCCGCTGGTAGGAAACGCTGGTTATATAGAATATTTCGAAAGTTATTGAAATGAGATTCATTATCTTTCAGTGCTTCGGCTACACGTGTCATAGCCTCGCGGAAAGTTTCCCCCTCAGACCTGTACTTCTGGGCATGAATTTCCTCAGAAATTGATAGGGTTGGTCCGTATTCGTTTTTTATCATTGATTTGCTCCTCAAACTAAATCTTTTAAGTCAGGGGCTGCGTAGTGTGGCCCCTTTAGTACCTTTCCGTCTTCTCGATAGATTGGTTGCCCATCGCTACCCAACTTGCTCATGTTGGATGCGTGGACACGACGAACTGCTTCGTCTAAATCCCAGCCGAATGTGGCTGCGAAACCGTATGTTACGTAGACAAGATCAGCTAATTCCTTCAGTAGGTTTTCAGGTGTATTTGCATCTGCTACTTCCTGAAATTCCTCATCCAGAAGATTGAAGCGCAGCATATCCTTGTTGCTACCCTTCTCCCAAGTGTGGCCCGTAGATTGTCCGTATATACGAGCAAACTGCTCCACCATATTCAGCGGTGTCTTGTTTAGGTAAGTATTTGAATCTCTTATTAATTCATTGTCGTGGTCATAATACTCAAATGCCACGATATCATCCTTTGAAATCATGTTGGTTTTCCTCGACCTTTTTTATTAATCGGTCCAAGTACCAACGCGCCTTCTTCAGGTCTTCTAAGCCATTCTTATAGGGCCACCGCCAGAGGTACTTGAAACAGTTCTGCCAGCAATAGGCTTCGTGGCTAGGGATATCGCAGCCCTCTGCCATAGCTTCCATTGCGTCGATGCACTCGATATGGCTACCGTTGTAGTGTGGCGGCTTCTCCACCATATCTGGAGTTACATAGCTATCAGCATTCATTCTATTTCTTGAATGCATTAGTGTAGCTTCCTTGGAAATTTAACTACTTTAGCATCTGCAATAGCTTCCAGAAGTTCGTCGTCTGGCTCGAAGTCTATTTCCGAATTATTGTATTCTTCCAGTTTGCTCAGAATACCGCCTACAAAGCGTAGGTAATCCATGCCACCGTCTAGGACTAGGCAGAGGCCATTGTAGATGTCTACAAGTGTCTGAGCTTGTTCTGGGTCTAAGTCTTCACTAGTGTGCTGCGCAGAGGTAATGGAGAGCGTTTCAGCTTCTTCATCCAAGCTAATGACTAGCGTTATGCTATTTTCTGGTAGGTCTTCTGTCACGTTTTGCTCCTGCTAATTTAAAAAAGTGTTCTGCGTCCATGACAGCCAAGGGTTTCTGGCGATCACCTTTAATAATTGCCACTGGCTCCGCTCCCTTCGGACAGTTCTCAGCGGCTTGATCCATAACTTTGTAGATGGCGAAACTCTTGAAAGCCTTACACTCTACAGAGTATGGGAAGAGGCGTCTGGCGGCGGGACTTAACTGAATGTCCTCACCGCCAGCCCCCATCGAAGTGCTTCTGACATCGTCAGGGAGGAGCAGCCTTGGGAATAGAGCGAGAATGCGGTCTCTAACCCATTGCTGATGTCGTCGGCCCTTCGCCTTGGCACTGGATGTTTTTATAGCCATTTAGGGGGTTCTAAGAGGCTATATTCGCCCCACCCTGTGCCAAAGTCCTCTTTGTCGATTGCTTCCTTAATAATCTCCAAAGTCTTATGCATTTGCTCCGTAGCCTTCACCAACAACTCAGGGCTGACTACGTGCATATGACTTACGTAGGGAGCAGACTTCTCCACCGCTATGAAGTGGAAGCGATCCACCTCGATACCGCCAAGATTACATACGTAAAGATAGAAGGCTGCTTGAATTGGATACGAGTATTTCCAGCACTCTGAGGCGAACCCCTTTGGGCTTGCATCCTGTGTGGTCTTAATATCGTAGACAATTCCCTCAGAGGGTATGTACAGGTCGGGTCTCGTCTTGAGTATAAGTCCTGTGTTTTCACACTCGGCAAAGATACTGACCTCGTTTACTCGATCTTTGTGTCTCAGGGCATCGTGGCATACTTTATTCTTTAAAGTCTCTGCCGCCATACGATTAGCCACGTGGTATTCTACTTCCGTAAGTAATACCTGATCTTGCTCTAGGTCTTCCTGTAAATCCTTAAAGCCTTTGGAGTTGCGGGTCTTTGGTCCCTTGACTACTAGGTCACGATCTTCCTCTAGTAATAGAGCGTGGACCGCCGTACCCAAGTCGAATGCCGCAGAGGTCTTCCGCTTCTCACCTTTCCAGTGAGCCACTGACTTTTTGAATACTGTCTTTACCGCCGAAGAGGATATACCACCTTGCTGGTGGTACACCTCATTAGACATATTCTCTACAACGCCCATTATGCTACGTCTGCGTCTAGAGCCTGTTCTACCTTGTCTACTATTGTTGCGGCCTCTCCGACCTCACGCTCAATATTCAATGCCTCTTTATAGGCTTGGTTGATACGAGCGTTCTCATCAGTCACCAACTTAGTGACGTAGGCAAGACTATCATACGTCATCTGGTCCATTGGCAGCGGGTTTGCAAACTGTGGATTAAAGCGCATTACGTAATAGGTTTTACCGTAAGAGTTCTTCCGCTTGTCGATGGACAGAATACTCTCAAAATCCCACAAGTTCATACCATTTGGTAGACGCTTGATTACATCATGCCAGAATGGTCCATAGTTTTTGCGTTTAGTCTCCAGCTTGAATGGCTGGTTTTCAATGGCTACTTCATCACCATCGATGGTCTTACCTGTATACGTAATTAGACCACGAATTACACGGTAGCGATCCATACCTTCATACTTCTTACGCTCTTCAGGAGACATAGCCATCAATGTTTCAAACTCTGGCATACCACAGGCAAAACCGCCCAGCATATCGCGGGCCTCTTCACGCTGGCTTTTAAGAAGAATGCTTTTATTTACTAATTCTTTGTCATCCCAGTGTTGATACTGAATATGATTACTAAAAGCTCGAATACGTACATTTTCTGTAGCATATACATGACTGCTCACAGGGCTATTCGATCCTGATTTAAGATAGAATGATCCTAATGGGGCATCATCTGGTTCATAGTTCATTTTAAGAGTGGGGATTGTCGGTCCCGACTTGGATGCTGCACCAAGTTGTGCTGCGATTTCTTCCATTGTGTAGTGATTTTCTTGTACTGCTAGTTCTGACATAACTAATTCCTCAATAGTGGACTTACATTATACATTAGTTAAGTGCTTCAATCAAGCATATTCCTCTTGATCAAGCCAATTTGTCCCACGACTTATTTCTATTTCTAGAGGAACTACTATGCTGTAATTAAATCGTTTTTCTGCCTCTTCTCCGACCTTCGTCATCGCCTCTGTGAGTATTTCTTTGACGATTTCTTCTTCATCAGGATGAGTATCGACGACGATGCTATCGTGTACCGTGAGTATCAGCTTTGAGATCAGGTCTTTTTCTTTGAATAACCTAAAAGTTCTTATACACGCCAACTGCACTAGGTCTGCACTGAAGCCCTGTACTGGGTAGTTCAGTATCTGCGTAGCCTTGGTCACTCGATTGTTTCGAGTACGTATGACGTTAGGCCAAAAGTACTGGCGACCAGATGGTGTCTCGACAGTGCCATTCTTCAGCGCACCTGTCATAAGAGATTGGTGCCACGTGTAGATGCCATCGTAGATTTCATAGAAACGGTCAAAGTATGCCTTGATATGCTCTGGTTGACCTGCGCCCGTACCCCCAAACAGCGGCTGGAAGCTAGCCCACTTGTGACCCTGCCTCTCTGCCTTACTCACCTCTTCAGGAGACTTCTGTAGGCAGATACTCGCAGTCTGTCGGTGTATGTCCTTACCTTCGATGATGTCGGCAATGCCCTGACCATCCCGCGACAACTCACAAGCCGTTCTAAATTCAAGACCTGAGTAGTCACTTTCTAAAAGTAGACCGTTTTCGAACCGACTTACAAAGCACTTACGTACAGGAAATCCTCTCTTAGGCTGGTTCTGCAAATTTAATGACATACCGCCGCCCGAAGAAAGGCGACCAGTAGAGGCGATGCACTGATTAAAGTTTGCGTGGAGAAGACCCGTAGATCGTGTACCTCGTTTAATACCTGCGACGAAACTATCTAAGTAGACAGACACGGCACTCAGGCGAGAAAGTTTTGTGAGAAATTCTACGGCGATATCTTTCTTTTTACGCTCTGCCTGACGTATCAATGACTGAATAGTCTCCTTATCAGTCTTAAATCCGTTGATACTAGCGTCATATGGTGAGCTTGGAGATAACTTCAGCCCCGCTACTTCCCCAGTAGATACGTAAATAGCACCTAAACCCTTACACGGCTTGCATTTAGTACGGTTCTTGTAGGGGTCACCTTGTATACGATACTTCTTACCATTCTTCTGTCGAGTGATCTGCTTGTATTGCTGAATGGAGCCTACGCCATTACAGTCTCTGCACTTGTGTGCCTTGGTGCGGAATACAACTTTAGTAGTTGCGCGAACAGCATCCACAAACTGATTGGTACTCATATAAGGTGGTCTGAGAGGTTTGCCCTCATCGTCTGTGAATATGTTAAACGTCTGTCGGTGTATGTCCTTGTCTATTACTTCACGTGAGTAGATGACTTTGGTCATGTGGACACCGCTGTTAAAGTTTACTGGCTCGTCGCCCATGACCATTTCAGCGATTTCTCTCAGCCGCTTCTCCAGTTCCACCTTTTCGGCTTCAAACTCCTTTTCCACCTCTAGTAGAGCGTCCATGTCTATCTTCACGCCATTCATTTCTATTTCGCATAGAAACATCAGCATCTCATTCATAAATGGGATTACTTTCTTCAGGCTCTGATTGTGTTCACGCTCGAAGATTTCTTGCTGCGCGAGGTATAGCTCCCCAGTGGCTCTGACATCGGCCTCGGCATACTCTATTACCGTATCTAGTGGCATTGCCTCGAAGCCTGTACCACTCTTAAACAACTCATCAATCAGGTCTGATTTCTTGATGCTCTCAGTCTTACGTCTGATGGCACTGTCCTTCAGCGACAGACCTCTGTTCTGCCCCTTGGCTAGTAAGTACTCTGCTATCATCGTGTCGAATACTTGCGCAGGTATGTCGAAGCCCATTTCCTGTAGCCACTCTACATCAAACTTTGCGTTGTGGCAGATAAGCAAGTCAGCTTCTGCGAGGTGTTCTCTTAGTTGATCTATGCCGTCAGGATATGGCTTCTCGTTGTGATACCATACGTCATTATGTACGTCCTCTACTGTCGTGTCAGACAACCAGCCGTAGTGGGCCGATACACATCTGTTATTTGGGTTCTTCGGGCTGTTATCTATGCGCCCTTCTATACGCTCGACGGTGGTCTCTAAGTCTAGTACTAGTTTCTTCAAAAGTCTGGCTCCCCATGCTCGTCAAAGGTAGGCCGTCTATATTCTTGCACTCTCGCGGCTACCTCTTGTGGTTTTTTCTCAGCCATCACACCAAATTGTCGTACCTGTAGTTCAATGTGTGGCGGTAATCTGGCTTCACACTTCATAGCGCGAAGTCTTATGGTCTAGCTGACACATGACTGTGCCATGCCACCCTGAGATTTTATTCTTCATCACCGTAATCCAGCGCGAAGGATCGTCAGGGTTTTCCTTGTCATTCATCTTACCTAACCCCAGCAAGATGTCTGTCTCCGCTACCTTACCCACCTTACTGCCTTCCAGCATTGTTGGCGTTAGGCGTGTCTTTCCCTCTGCCTCGGCAGACGCTTGTGAAAGACCTATTAAGGCCACGTTGTGCTTCTTGGCTAATTCACGTAGGCGGTAGTACAATTCTCTCAGGCGTTCATGCCCAGAGTTAAAAGTCTGCGTGAGTGCGATCTTGTCTGCCATATCCACGATGACGACATCAAATTTCTGTTGGCTCAGAAACGCATCGAGTTGCTGAATGTCCCAGCCCTGACTATCTACGAAGATAAGGCGATCACGTATAGCTGCATACCGTGCGGCTGCGGCTTGTGGCTCAAAGTCCATCTCCTCTTTGGTCATACCAGTGAACGCTTGCATGGCACGTAGCTTAGTGCGCTTACCTACCTCTTCGTTGGCTATGTAACCAACCTTGGCACCTTGCTGGCAGAAGCCGTCTGGTGCAGCGCATAGGCTAATAGCAAATGCAGTCTTACCTACGTTGGAGTATGCTGCAATGACACCGAACTCTCCGCGCCCAATGCCATATACATTTCTACTCAGGGTCTCGATATTAAACTTAAATCTATTGTCGTCTGATACAGTAGCTAATAGCTCGTAGATATCGTCTGTGACTATGTAGTCATTAAAGTTATCTGGTAGGTATCCATCTGCTACACGGTCCAAGAGAGTATTCAGCTTGTCCATTGCAGAGGCATCCCCCTCGGACATGGAGATACCTAGCTGGGCAATGTCTAGACCAATGTGCTGCCGCCAGAGTGTCTCTATAACGTCAGTAGCAACGGCACTGTCTATGTCATCAGCATTGGAAATAGAATTTACTAGGTCTTCAATCTCAGCCGACCACGAACCAGTCGATGTAGGATTTTTAGACTTCCAGTAAGTAAATAGTTCAAGAGGCGTAATGTCCTTCTCAAACTTATCGTGCATCGAGATAATTGTCTCGAATACATCTTTCATAGTCTCGTCGAACAGTGATGCTCGAAGTTTTGCCTTATTTTCCTCATAGAATGAGTGGTTAAGGCAGCTTTTAAGAAGTGATTGGTCCATTCTTCGCTATCCATTAACAATTAATAGAGTGCTATATTAGACCAATTAGTGAAATAAAAAAAGCCCCAACTTTGCAGAAGGGGCTAATTAGTTTCTTTACGTGAGTAGTGTTAGTTGGCTCTGAATTTCATTTTACTCAGGTCTACAGAACCAGCCTCACCTCTGCGTTCTCTGAGTTCACATTGATAAGTGATTACCCGTGGGTTCTTTTCACAGTATTCACGAATCAGTTTCTCTAATGCTTCTTCTTCAGCAGCAGCTTCTCGGAAGCCCCCCTCAATTTCTAGATCGATTATAGCTATTCCTCTAGCTTTCATTATACCATTCCTTTAACTTTAACGTCTGTACTGGTGGCCTAGACGGTGGTTGTTGTTAACCCAGTTGTCCTCTGGATAGTGATTGGCAGCTATAAGGAATGAATCGGAGGGCCGCTAGGGGGATTCTGCAAGTCACTGTTATTTCTGATCCAGTATATCGCTACACACGCATTGGTAGTACGACACTTTGCCAGACATTTAGATATTCTGCGATTTACTCTAGCCCCATTACCCCCAACAAGAATAAAGGACCACGTAAATACGCTATTTACCGTAGTAAATTCTGTATCTGTTCTGTAGTGAGCCATTTTAAGTCTTTCTCAGTGAGTCTCAGTCTTAGAGTCTTATCTTTACTTCTGATTGTATTAAGTGCCTTACTATTCGCGTCTTTGTCAAGAATTAAATACCTATTAGTATAACAACTAACTGACTGCTTTATAGCAGTAGTCAAGTTTGTACCCAACATTGCCACCCCTACGTAGCCATCTAGTCTACTCACACTACAGGCTGATGGTACGTCTTCTACGAGTACGGCATTATTTCCCTCACCTACGTGTACACCGCCTTCGATGACACCGTAAGTCATCCACTTAGGTCCATAGGGTTTCAGGCATCTACCCACTGCACCTCTGTCTGCGTAGAACATTACACGGTCTTCGGCTGGTGCGTAGCGTACATCTATCCATCCGTTCTGGTAAGCCTCTAGACTATTCACAGACTTCAGGAAGTCGATGGCTGGTTTGTGGTTATCTACTGAAGTAGTTATCTCAGGTAAGGGTTTAACCTTAGCAGTTGTCTTAGATACTTTTGCTAGATAGTCTTTAGATGACTGAAGAGAACGTCTACCTTGGTATATGCCTCTTCCATTACAGCTTGCTCTATAACAGAACCACTTTAGTTGACCATCTATTTTAGAGACTGCTAGCTTCTTATATCCACCACAGAAAGGGCATTGGATTACTATAGTATCCCCCTCTCTGATATTAATAGTCTTTACTATTTCTAGCTGTTCTAAGTAGGTCATATCTAGTCCGTTGGTTATACTGCCCCTTCGCAGGGACAGCGTCAGCTTATCGCCAAAAACAATTTAGTCAACACTTAATTAGATGTTGTATTAAAACACCTAAAGTTAACAGGTATTAATGTAAGTATATCATAAGTCATTGATAACAAACAACATCTGTTAATCAATTGGTCGTAGGTTCGATCCCTACCGCCGGAGCCAACTCACTGATATAATTAGATAAATATCTGTATATTAGGTGTAAGTGGCATGGCAGATAGCTTTGTGGCAGTCTGCCATTTTTGCCACTCACGTTATTATTCTTTGACCGACTCAATCTCCATTCTGCATTCTTTCAGCATGGGATTGTTGATTTCTTTATCAGCCACTGATTTAGTTGTGTTCTTGTAGGCGAACACTGCGCCAGTCTTCTTGCATATGTATTTGATCTTAACCATCAGTCATCTCTCTAATGTGATCTTCAATGAAGTCGTATACTAACTGTATATCCATCTTAGCGGCTGCGCAGTAGAGTACCAGCTTCAAGCCTTCCTCTGTCAGTAAGTTTCTGCACTTGTCGTCCATGTGGAACTGATACGTAGCGGAACCGTCTTCGTGTTCTTCTACAGTCTCTACGCCAATTATACCCGCATCACTCATCACGATTAGCCTCTTCACGCTCCTTGGCCCTCTGACGCTCTTCAGGGGTCATCTGGTTAATGTGCTTGTTAACCCAGTTTCTACGTATCTCGTCGCGGTCACCTTCTTTGTGCCTGTCACCATTAACCATCTCACGTGCAAAACTATGGCTGATGTTAAAGTGTCGAGCGGCTTGGGCCACACTGACAAAGTCCTGACCAAATAGGCGACACGCCCTACCCCGCTGAGTGATTGTTACGTCACGCTGAAATCCCATTAAATTAAACCTCGTTTCTGATTAGCCATTGTACTCTCTGTCTCGCCCTCTAAGGCGTAGATCACTAACATCTGTGGGTTCTTGTGACCTGTCAGAGCCATCAACTGTCGGTCAGTACACCCTGCCCTACTCGCGTGAGTAGCTCCTGTGCGTCGAAGGTCAGCCATCCACAGTTTGGTATATCGCTGGCTACCATCTTCATTGAACTGGCCTACAAGCGGAACCTCTGGCAGTCCGTAGCTATCGGCAGCGGCTCTAAAGAACTTATTGCATCGATCCTGACTGTAGGGTCTACCAGTATTCTCATATGCAAATATGTAATCATCAGAGTTACGGTGCTGGTGTAAGTGCAGACGTTGCTTAACAGAGTTAGTTACCTTGATAGACATCTGCTTGCCTGTCTTCTTCTGAGTGAAGTGTGACACGCCAGTCCTACCGTCTATGTTAGCCCACCGCATAGTCCTTACGTCCACAGGCCGCTGGCAGAACTCGTAGCACATGACCAGCATTGTACCCATACTGTGGTAGCCCATGTCGTCGCAGTGCTGTACCATACCCCATATATGTTCTTCGGGCCACAGAACCTGTCTGTCTGGCAGCTTGGGCAGCTTGACCAAGGCAAAGGGATTAGACTTTACCTTCCCAGAGCGTAGACCTTCATTCCAAACTAGCTTGAGAACCTTGAATGTGTGGTTGGCTTTGTGTGTACTTACGTCAGACTGTATGTGTAGCCACAGTTTCTGCGCGTACTCGTAGTCAACGTCTGACACATTCATCTTAGCAAACTGTGTGTTAGATACGCAGACAGGCAACACGTGCCGTAGGTGTCCCTCATACGATCTCTTAGTAGCAGCCGCCTTGATGTTACCGTAGGCCATAGACGACTTGTAGTGATTGACCAGAGCCTCGACAGAGCGGTTGTCTACGTAGATGTCTTCGTGGTTACCAGCCTTCCAAGCCTCGAACTTACGCTTCCACTCGTAGCCTCTGGCGTTGGCCTCTTGCGGGGTGGTGTAGGTCTCCCGACTGATATCGGGAAACGCCTTCTTTAATTCAGGAGTAGGCCGTAGGTCATAGACCCTAGTGTTGCCTCTCATGCGTGGTCTTACGTAGGGAGCCTTCATTATTGACCCACCCCCTTATGTTCAATGGAATGATATTGACAGTAGCCAATGACTGCATACATCTCCTTCTCATTCCCAAATACGATATCATCTATGGTGGCAGATAATTTTCCAGTCTCCTTATCCACGTGTAGGTGAAACCAGTAACCTTCATTATCTGACCAAGAGAACATTGTAGCATCCCCAGAGACAGCGGTTATTTCTGATCCGATTAGCTTGGTGAGTGAGCTAATAGTAAACGCTAGCTTTGATATATTTTTGTTAGTATTCATGCCGCCTTCTCCACACATACACGCACAAAGTGATTGCGTGGGGATAGTGTCACGACATTGTCCTTACCGCATACCTCTACGTAGGTAAGCCCAGCCTCATGCTTGAAGGTGATAGTGTCGCCCACTGACACGTGCTTCTTGATGTCCTTGATGGACATGAGCTTGTCGCCGCGAGGTCTACGGTACAGACGTATCTCAGTGGCAGTGTCGTCCTCGAACACGGCTGGGACAGTAGTCTTTTCGCCGTTCTCTAGGTCGTCAAAGGTCGTATTTAGCCACTTTTTGGCGAAGTTTACCACCGACTTGTTAGCGTCAATAATGGACTTGTTTAGCATACGCTGAGTAATAACGATCTTAGCTTCCATTACTTAAACCTCTCTGTATTCGTAGTTGTAGTTAAATTCAGCATCTAAAGAATGCCACGCTTGCTCATATTCATAGTCATAGTTACTACCGCCATCTGCCATCTCACCTTCTGCTATGAGATGCGCCCAATGATTTAGGCTGGGTTCATGGTTCAACTGTAACTCCTCTTGGAAGGTCGCTGAGTATTCCATTATCTTATCTCCTTACCCAAGTTGGCGACGATAGCCTTGTAGATACTGATCTCCGTGCGGTTAAGTCCGACGAAGCAAGTCGGGTGCTTACGTGCATAGTCCAAGACCTTGTGAGCATTCGGTAAGGTCATGTCTTCGAGGTAGTCGTTAATTAACTTCAACATGGATTGGTCCTTTCTAAATGTTGATGAGCGACATTTTATTATGGAGTTAACAGGTCGGTCAACTAAAAAGTTAACAGGCATAAAAAAAGACCGCCGAAGCGATCTAATTTCCCTACGCGAACAAGTGTATGCTTATCTACGTATCTGGACCGTAGTTATGATCTCCCAGCCGTATGCCTCTGGGTCACTATCTGTAGCCATGTGTATTGCCGTATCTGAATCTGGTAGGTAAACAACACTATAGTCTTTGCCCTCTGTCTGCGCAGCTTTAGTAGCATTATAGAGCGCATCTTTTATGTCAGTTATTAAATTAGTCATATTTTATTGGCTCCTTTGCTCTTTTTATTTGAAAAAAATTTCCCTGCGCGAACAGGTGAATACTTGTCTATAGCAGTCTAAAAGTGAGATCAACACAAAATTTACCTGTCTCCTGCCGCTCGTCGTAGTTTTTTGCTCTTCGCAGATAATGCAGATTTCCTGAGTGTTTTTCTCTGGAATTTGTTAGGTCATTTAATTGTGGACTTATTTACGTCACTAAGGTAGACTTCGAACAGTCGCCACCAGTGCGGCTCGATAACAACCAACGAACAAGGAGTTCACATGACATTAATAGCCAACTACCCGTCCAAAAAAGTGATGAAGGAAAACATCGGTCAGCGTCTGAAGTATATTGAGACATCGATGTTCGGCCCTGAGTATCAGGCCAATGGGACACTGACAGTATGCAACCGCCCACATATCACAGGCCAAGGCCGTGAGTGGTTCGGACAAGTCACTATGAAGGACGGCAAAATCGCGGCGGTAAAGTGATCCGCTATTGTCTCCTTCTATATGGGGGACTTTCACTCTGGCTCGACATACTGAGCTTTCTATTCAACTAGGTATAAGGACCAATCAAATGCCTCTAGATTTTACAACAATAAACCGCAACATCGACATCCCGACATCACTCAACTTTGATCCAGTATATGAGCCATCGCGCATGGCTGGTCATAAGTTCGTGATTAATCCAATCACTGGCGAGGCAATGGGCCACGTTGGTGAGGGCTTCAAATGCGCGTCACACGCTGACTTCTTCAATGGGGTCTGGGATCAAGTGACCGAGAACCTGCAAGGTGATGACATCGCTGGCGCAGAGGTTCGCTTCAAGTCAGGCCGCATGGGTGGGTTCGCTCTCATGGATGTTCAGTTTCCATCGATCAGCACTGAGATCGAGACCGACACAGGACACAAGACATCGATACGTCAGCGGATCATCGCGCTGCACGGTGTCGATGGTAAGGCTGGATCGAACACGACACTGTTTGGCAACATCGATATGTTCTGCACCAATGGATGCATCAGTGGGGAATATTCTACAGTTCGCCGCAAGAACAGCAGCCAGTTCTCGCTCGAAGCATTTATTAATGAACTGCGCAGAGCAAAGAATGATTTCTATGCCGAGAGCGATAAGCTCAAGGTGTTTGCGCAGACATCGATGCAAGAGACATCGGTCAAGGCACTGCTAGAAGACATCATTCCCTCGAAGCAGAAGCAGGAGAAAATGTTTGAGCTTTATATGCAAGAGGCCGCGGTTCGAGGTCACAATAAATTCAGTCTGATGTCTGCATTCACTAATTACGCAAGTCATACGCTGGGCAATGGGTTTGAGCTTCGCCAGACCGCCAACCGCTCCGAGACCGAGGCCATCACGATGATGAACCGAGAGGTCGAGGTTAACCAGTGGATGAGCAGCCCACGTTTTTTGGAGGCGGCATAATGTCAGGTATTACCGCTAAAAAAATCTTGGCTGTGAAAAAGGCCGCAGTCGATACTGTCAGAAAATTTGACGCAAAGCACGATCCAGAAGATGGCAGCCCAGTGGCACTTTGGGCATTGGCTGAGGCACTGGGTATTCACGTTGCTATGACCTCATGTCCTGAACATCAGGGGCAAGCTCTAAGCACCACCCTAAATGCATTTTTATCAGGTGCAGATATGGGCATGGAATTTAAGGCCGAGCTAAATGCGTCTGATGAGGAATTAGCGGTCACAGTACAGTAGACCTAAAAAGAACCCACCCTGAACTGGCCCTGCTTCGGCGGGGTCTTTTTTTGTTCTAAAGTGTTCTGCTTTTATGAGAACAAAAAAGAACAAATAGGGGGAACCGTTTTTTATGACCCAATACACCTGAAAACCGTTACCCTCACTCAGTGGCCCTTATATCGCCTCTCAGGGCCATTTAATTAAATGTGCTATTAACGCAATTAATTGTGGACCTAAACCGTGACCCCGTGCTAAGTGTGGGCTGGGGCCAGTGTGTCCCGCTTAAACTTATGAACAGGAAGGACCAATCAAATGTTCGCAACTGAAGCAGAAGCAATTCAAGAGTGGGTTTGGAGTGTAGGCCATGAACGTGCCGACTGTGCTTGGCTGGTGTCGAGCTACGACACTTGGGAACGCAACCCATATTATAGAGGGCCAGAGGTGCCGCACCCAGAGGTGGCATATGAAGACGCACAGGCCGAGGCATATCGCCTGAGCCTACAGAATAAAGACGGTGTCGATATGGTCAGCCTGTGTTCTTTGAATGAATACAATTTCAAGATGCATTTTGAGGTTTGTGCAAACAACGGCTGCATCGAAGAAATCGACGAAATCCCTTTTTGATAGGAGACAATAAAATGAGCAATTCAGATATCAAAAATTGTGTACGCTGCAATGCCACTGAGGGGTCTTATGACCCCAACCTTGGCTGGCACTTTTGCGGATCATGCGCTGATGAGCATCGAGAAAACGCTGGCCCAAATTTAAACCTATTGAATGATATGGCTCGACATATCTTCAAAATGGAAAACCCAGATATCGAAATTTAACCAACTGACGAAAGGACCAATCAGATGTCAGAACAAACCAGAAAAGCAGTGATTAAAAAGCTCAGAGCATTTGCCCAGCGTACAGTCGAAAATGGCTGTACTGAGGCTGAGGCAATAGCGGCGGCTGAGGCCATGCAGAAGCTCCAGCACGAATACAACATGACGCTGACAGATGCGGATATATTGGACGCTGAATACGTCACTGAGAAAATGCAATTAGGCAACCAGCGGATGCATCCAGTGGTGGGCTGTGTGATGGGTGTCGGTATCTTTACCAGCACCAAAATGTACAAGTCAGGTGCCACGCTATTCATCTTTGGTGAGAAGCACAAAGTCGATAATGCCATTTATTTGATAAGCACGATCCAGTCTGCAATGGAGTTGGAGTTCCTGAACTATCGAGGCACTGAGGCTTATTTACGTGAGACATGGTATCATCACGGCGCGTCGATCCGCTCCAGCTTTATGAACGGCATGGCGCATAGGCTGTATCATCGCCTCTTGCAGATGCACAAAGAATTAATGCAGCAAGATGCCACGGTGTCAGAGGCCACAGGCAATTCGCTGGTGGTGATGTCGGACAGGGCATTGGATGATGCATTCCGCAAACAGAACCCCAACCTGAGATCGGCACGTAGGCAGACAACAACGCGCAGCGCAAACGCTTCGGCTGCGGGACGGTCTGCCGCTGATCGTGTAGGGCTTCGGTCAGGTGTTCGGGCTGGATCGGCTCAGAGGGCAATCAGATGACCAGAGCGGAAAGAATTATGGCAGGGCTTCTATTAGCCCTCCAGCTCTCAGTGATCACTCTGGGGTTAACCTTCGTGATCTTTCATTCAATTCAATTTGTCGCCAGTGCATTGACGCTGCTGGAATACTTCGGAGGCCAGATATAATGGAACGCATATTTTTAGACGCGGCATCAGATGTCTGCGTAAGCACTCAGTCTTTTGTGGTCTACTTCGATGAATACGTCGAGCCTATCGACATAGAAGCGGATCAGGAAATCATCAAAATAGTGGACGATGAGATGGGGCCGTTGGCACCCTGCGCATTGTCTGCACGTTGGAGACATCAGCTATGAATAATTATACGAGAGCTTGGAACGCTGGCACGGTGCAATTGGAACATCTATTTGTAGATGACCCAGAGGCCAAAATACGTGATGCAATGGCTAATGCAGACGATGGCGAAGTGCTGGCCTGTTTTGGCGCAACCAATCGGATGTTAACCCGCGCAGAATATCAAGAGGATGGCGAGGGTTTATATGGTGCAGACGAAATTTTGGCATTGTCTAAAAAGCGCAGGATCGCTGAACATGAACTATTGAAACGTCTGCGGGAGAGGTTCTGATGAGATATCTACCTACGCTAAACGTCTGGGAGCCATCGATCCAAACCGCGATCCAGAGCGGTCAGCTAAAGCTCCAACGTGGGCAGTGGCTGCGCTGTGGAGACAGTGCCAAACCATCGCGCTACATCGGGATGATCGGACGCGGTGATCTATGGCTCAATCACTGGCAGGGCAGTTCTCAAAAGACGCGGCTGGCCTTCGAACAAAAGACCGAGGCCATGCGGATGAGGGAAGGCAAAGCATAGACCCTGCCAACATAAACAGACAAAGAACCCTGCTTTCGAGCGGGGTTTTTCTTTGCCTGATGCTATGGCCTGAGAGGCTCTGAGAAGCTCACACAGTGGCCTAACAGCTAAGTGGCATAATTATACCCAGAACAAATACCCTCACTCAGTGGGCTTTATATCGCCTCTCAGAGCATAGGGGCTTTCGCGCTAAACACCCTGTCAGAGGCTCAGAGCGGGCCGCTGAGTGACGTTGGCGATTGGACGCGGGTATGGGGTCATCGGATCGGGTGAGCGGCTGGGAGAATGAGACAGGGGCTGTGGGCATATACATCGTCGGCCTTCGCTCTTGTCTCCTGATGTCGTCATGCCGATTGTCTGCGCAAATAAGGCCATCGCTGAGCCGATATCTCAGGCACAAATCCATGCATGGCACAATATGCCACAGGCTGTAGATTTTATTTCTGATAAGTTGCTGGTTTTATTGCGTTAATTCTATTGCGCCTGTGAACTATCCAGTCGTCGGAATAAAGAAAACGTAATGAAATCAATAGCTTGCGCATATCGCTCGATCTCAGGCTGCTCCCGCTTCGGGGCGGGGCGACTGCCACCCCCACCCATACTGGGTCCGTATACACCACTGACCAGAGATTGGGATTTTGCTACTGTAAATGGCCCCAGTACGGGACTACGAGAAATATTATGTAAAGGCACTACATCTAGAGTAGTGGAATTAGAAAACCACTCTGTAAAGTATTCATACTTGCAATTAGTTGATTGTTAGAATATAATAGCTAGTATTCGTTAACAGGCAACGGAAGACTACATGGCTGAAGATTATGGCGAGGACGGCGTACTATTCGCTGACGGCTTGCCCTTCTTCATAGATCACGACCTACAAGTCCTTGATAACGGCACAATGATCGTGGTCTCTCACTTAGAGATAGGTGAAACTGAGAAGGCTGTCGTAAATAAAGAGTTCTACGACATCATTACTACAATAGTGGATGACGTAGAAGAAGACTACCAAGAGCTATACGCCATAGCCGCAGAGCTAAACAGGCAAGCAGATCGACTAAGAGAAAAAGCGCAGACTATTGAAGACAGTGACCACACAGTCGCTGACTTATTTGGTTCTGCCTATGAAGACTAACCAGCTAGACCTATTCGGCTGGGAGAAACCTACCGAGGCAGACGTACACTCGAAGAAGTGTACTAAGTGCAGAGATATTAAGCCACTGTCTGCCTTTGGTAAGGTAAATGGCGGTCTCATTCGTCCTGAGTGCAAGAAGTGCATGAATGAGATGGTGGCTGTACGCAATCGGCTACGAAGAGAGAACCCTGCCCCTAAAGAAGACTACGTGTGTCCTATCTGCAAGCAGAGTGCCGAGCAGGTTAAGGATTACGGCGGCAAGAAGAATACCCCTTGGGTAATCGACCACTGCCATGAAACGAATAAGTTTAGGGGTTGGCTATGTCACAGATGCAATAGGGCTTTGGGCGGCTTCTGTGACGATATTACTTTCCTGAATCGGGCCATAGAGTACCTCACTGCATAGCGGGTATTCCCATTACCTGAGTACTCCTAATCACAATTAGTTGGTATAATGAGACCACATATTGTTAGGAGATTACTATGTTCAAGAAAATTATCGAGTCCATCCAGAAAGCACAAATGCGTCGAGTAGCATTCTGGCAGTTAGCAAACATGACAGACCAAGAGCTACACGACATTGGTATAGCCCGTGGCGACATTAGACGGATTGTTTATGAAGACTGAGGCGGGACGACTACTTAAAGTAGTCTACTAGGGAGTGGGTACTAGGTACAGTTAGTGTATAGTATACCGCTCAACCGACAATTCATTATACCAATTAAATAGCTATCCGTCAACGTAAATACTTAACTATCTACATAAATAAGGGCTTGACCCGACACATAGATAGATGTTACAATGAAGGGGTAACTAAAAATGTCATTTAATCTGTACTATATTCGTGCAGCAATTCAAGAGCGTACAGGTCAGGTATTAACCTTTGATCGTATCCGACAACTCCTCCTCGAAGAAGGTCTCATCTCTCAAAAAGAGTTAGACGACAACCCAATGGCCCAAGAGTTCGACGGCTATGGACGATACTTCGCAACGGAAGACTGCTCGGTGGAAGTACCCTTAGACCCTAAACGATTTATACCTGATTTATTAGAAGAGGACTTTGACGATGAGGGATATGCCTAAACCTAAAGCAGCCCGTGCTGGTGGTAGCTGCGAGGCCACTGGTAATGCCAAGAAAGTTAAGATGTATGGCGGTGGCATGGCTATGAAGAAGAAGAAACCATCATACAGTTATGGTGGCATGGCTAAGAAGAAGAAATGATTACTTGGGTAGCCATAGCGGTTGTATGCACAAGTCCTATGGCTACTGACTGTACGTTGTACGCATACAGGGAGAGCTTCTTCGAGGCTAATGAGTGCAACGTCAGTCTTCAGTCGTTTTTGTTCACAAGGCAGCAAGAGGGCAAGTTTGCCTTCGGGTCTTGCAAGGCGATTGAATTGGCGGGGGAACGAATTTAGGGGCAACGAGAATGCTAGCGGAATTAGCCGCTGCCAATGCCGCATTCGGGGTGATTAAACAGGCGATTGCTAATTCACGGGAGTTGGCTGATGTCGGTAAGTCTATAGCATCTTTTGTAAGTGCTGAAGAAGACCTGAAGGCAAAGGCAGAAGCCAAAAAGAAAAGCCCGTGGAATAAGCTGATGGGTAAGGATGCTACGGACTTCGAAGAGTTCTTAGCACTGGAGAAGATCAACCAGCAAAAGGCTCAACTCCAATCCCATATGCGACTCTACGGTAGACCCGGAATGTATGACGCTTGGGTGGAGTATCAGGCAAAGGCCCGTACCGCTCGTAAGGAAGCCCAGAAGCAACGTGAGAAGGAACGCCAAGAGTTCCTAGAAATAATCATGTGGCTATTCATTGTGATTGTCGTCTGGGGTGGAGCTGGTGGCGGTCTATACTATTACTTCGTAGGTTTCTAATGGCCCTAGATAAGAGCAAAATGAAATGCAACAAGCCTCAGCGAACACCTGATGGACCTAAAAAATTTGTCGTTAAGGCTTGTAAGAATGGCAAAGAAAAAATCATCAGATTTGGCGACCCAGAGATGCGCATTAAGAAGAGTAATCCAGAGCGTCGAAAGTCATTCCGAGCGAGACACAAGTGCGACACGGCGAAGGATAAATTCACCGCGAGATACTGGTCGTGTAAGAAGTGGTAGGTAGATATGTCCCTAGTCAAGAATATTAACAAGCGGAAGAAGGCTGGGACCAGCCGCTCCAAGAAGAACAGCACAATAAGTCCTACGGCGTACAGTGATATGCAAAAGGGCTGGCCTAAGAAGAAGCAGAAGAAAAAAGGATAGGTAATGTCCGATGATAGGCTGAGTCGCATGGAAGAGAAACTAGATCGTTTATCCGAAGCAGTAGTCGCAATGGCGCGGATGGAAGAACGAATGCTAACTCTCTTCAAGCGAATGGATAAATTCGATAGCTGCATTCAGAAGGTCGATGACCGCCTAGACGAGATGGAGCGTCAGGCCATTTCCCGTGGTCAGAAGATCGCATTCGCGGAGCGCATATTCTGGATGATCTGCACTGGCGCAGTCGGCCTAGCATTCGTTTACTTGAGGTAATTATGGAACAGAAGAAAGAATTAACAGACAAGCAGAAGCTGTTTCTAGATGCCCTGATGACTGAGGAGTGCAAGGGCAATATCAAGAAGGCTATGAAGGTGGCTGGCTACGCAGACAACACCTCTAGCACTGTCGTGGTAGCCGCACTCAAGGAAGAGATCAATGAACGAGCGGCTATGGTGATGGCTATGAACGCGCCTAAAGCTGCATGGGGAATGGTAGACGTACTCGACGATCCGAGTGCTATGGGAGCCAGAAACTCTATTGCGGCGGCTGCACAGATTCTAGACCGCACTGGCTTGATCAAGAAGGACCAAGTAGAAGTTAAAAATACAGGCGGTGCAATGTTTATATTGCCACCGAAAAGTGAAGAGTGAGCATCTGGCTTAATAAGAGCAGAGCCAACAAGACAGCGAAGATACCATACGCCTACGTGGCATCTGAGGACGACCCACTAGTCCTAGTACCAGACGAGGCGAAGGCAGTACTCGTAGAAGAGGCTCTAGACTATTTGGAAGAGGGACACTCCAGTCGAAAGACGGCTGAGTGGCTGACTTCTAAGACTGGCGATAAGATATCGCACCAAGGTCTAATACACATTTGGAAGGACCGTAGAGGACCAGACAGTCCGACACCTTCTAAACGCCTGAAGGAATTGGCGAAGCAGAATAGAAAGCGTAAGCCCAAGACTACAGAAGAGAAGAGACTAGCGGCGGCGAAGCGCAAGCAGACTGACGCTAAACGCCTACTAACTATTGCTAAGAAACGCCTCGAAGGATTACAACCAGAAGAACAATTAGATACTTCCAATCTAGATTTTTCTGTGATAGAATCTGAGAAGAAGAAGCAAGAAGTAATATTTGCTCCTAATGAGGGACCACAGACAGAGTTCCTCGCGGCTTCAGAGAGAGAAGTGTTATATGGCGGGGCCGCTGGAGGTGGCAAGTCGTATGGACTACTCGCAGACCCTATGCGGTACTTCTCAAACCCTAATTTTAATGGCCTAATACTACGTAGAACTAATGACGAATTACGTGAACTTATTTGGAAAAGCCAAGAGCTATATCCTAAAGCGTTTCAAGGAGCTAGATGGGCTGAGAAGAAGTCTCAGTGGACGTTTCCATCAGGTGCAAAACTGTGGCTCACATATCTGGAAAGAGATCAAGACGTTCTACGCTACCAAGGTCAGGCGTTTTCGTATGTAGCATTCGACGAACTGACCCAGTATCCCACCCCCTTCGCGTGGAATTATATGAGGTCTCGACTACGTACTACCGACCCTACCCTGCCCATCTACATGAGGGCGACTACTAACCCCGGAGGAAGTGGTCACGGCTGGGTGAAGCGGATGTTTATAGACCCCGCGCCAGCGAATACGAAGTTCGTGGCAAAGGATTTAGACTCTGGAGATGACTTAGTCTTTCCAGAGGGGCATGAGAAGGCTGGTGAGCCGCTGTTCTACAGGCGATTTATACCAGCTAGCCTGAAAGATAACCCCTATCTTATGGAAGGTGGGCAGTACGAGGCCAACCTACTCTCTCTCCCTGAGATGCAACGTAGACAATTACTAGAGGGAGACTGGGCAGTTGCAGATGGAGCGGCATTTCCTGAGTTTAGACAGGCGACACACGTTGTCGAACCTTATGACATTCCCCCAGATTGGCGGCGGTTTCGGTCCTGTGACTTTGGATATAGTTCTTATAGTGCTGTTCACTGGTTTGCAATTGATCCAAACTACGACACCCTAGTCTGTTACAGGGAATTATACCTCAGTAAGCACACTGGACGCGACTTGGCTAAGGCAGTCCTAGAGGCAGAGGGTCCAGAACGCATCGACTACGGGGTATTAGACAGTAGTTGTTGGCACAATAGAGGTCAAATCGGCCCGTCTATAGCAGAAGAGATGATTTCTATGGGCTGTAGATGGCGACCAAGCGACAGGACTAATGGCGCACGTATCGCAGGTAAGAACAGACTGCACGAAGTGCTAAAAGTAAACGAGGAAACGGGCCAAGCTGGCATAGTATTCTTCAATACCTGCCGACAAATCATAGCCGACCTGCCCGTCATACCATCTGATCCGCGTGGCACAGACGATATCGACCCCAGATACGCCTCAGACCACGCATACGACAGCGTCAGATACGCAGTAATGAGCAGACCACGCGCTAGATCGCCCTTCGACTGGGGTCAAGGCATTCCACAACAGCGTTGGCAACCCGCTGACGCAACATTTGGGTACTAAATATGGCATTAATGGACAAACCCTTACCAGAAGACGTTACAGATACCACCCTAGCGGTCCCTCTGGAAGAGGACGGTGACGTTGTAGAGGAAAATACCAGCTTCTCTGGGGCTGTAGCCTTCGTAGAGAGCCAATATCGCCGCTCAAAAGACGCTCGACTGGTAGACGAGGAGCGTTGGCTGGACTCCTACCGCAATTATCGCGGCCTATACTCCCAAGAAGTCCAATTTACAGAGGCCGAGAAGTCAAAAGCCTTCATAAAAGTCACTAAGACCAAAGTCTTGGCGGCATATGCCCAAGTCGTGGACGTATTATTCGCTGGATCTAAGTTTCCTATCGGTATTGAGGCCCGTCAGTTCCCAAATAACGTGGCAGACGCAGTAAATTACAATCCAAACGCCCTGACAGACGAAAAAGTCAAGGATACGGTGAATGTGGAGTACTCCGTACCCAAATCTATAGCCCGTCCCGACATTGCGAAGGACTTGGGACTGTATAAGGAGCGACTAGAGCCAGTCAAAGACGAATTAGAGGTCGGAGCGGGTACACTTCCGGGGTCTATTACCTTTGAGCCAGCAAAACGTGCAGCCCAGAAGATGGAAAAGCTAATGCACGACCAGTTGGACGAGACTGACGCGCCAAAGCACCTACGATCAGTAGCATTCGAGTGTACTCTGTTCGGTACGGGCGTATTCAAGGGTCCATTTGCTATGGACAAGGAATATCCGCGCTGGGACGAGGAAGGTAACTACGATCCGCTGTTCGAAACTATTCCGAAGATGGAATATGTCTCCATCTGGGATTTCTACCCAGACCCAGACGCACGTAATATGTCTGAGGCTGAATTTACTATTCAACGTCACCGACTAAACCGCACTCAGATGCGCAGCCTGAAGAAGCGTCCACACTTCCGCGACGAGAGCATCGAGATAGCCCTAGAGTACGGACCATCCTACCAACGTGAGTATTGGGAAGACGCACTAGAGGACGACTCCGTATCATCCGACATGGATCGCTACGAGGTACTAGAATACTGGGGTATTTTGGACGCAGAGCTTGCGGAAGAGGCAGACATCGACATTCCAAAGGAACTAGAAGACAAAGACGAAATCCAAGTGAATATCTGGGTATGTAACAACCAGATTATCCGCATGGTGCTAAATCCGTTCACTCCTAGCCGCATCCCCTACCTATCCGTACCATATGAACTAAACCCATACAGCTTCTTCGGTGTAGGCGTAGCTGAGAATATGGAAGACACCCAATTGCTAATGAACGGCTTTATGCGGATGGCTGTGGACAACTCTGCGTTGAGTGGCAATCTACTTATAGAGGTAGATGAGACTAACCTAGTACCGGGGCAGGATATGTCAGTGTATCCGGGCAAGGTCTTCCGTAGACAAGCTGGCGCACCGGGACAGGCCATCTTCGGCACCAAGTTCCCTAACGTATCACAAGAGCTATTGATGATGTTCGACAAGAGCCGTCAGTTAGCCGACGAGGCCACAGGCATTCCGTCATACAGTCACGGCTCTGGCGCAGTTGGCGGTGTGGGACGTACTGCCAGTGGTATGTCTATGTTGATGGGTGCAGCGGCTCAGAACATTAAGGCCGTTGTTCGTAATATCGACGACTATTTGCTAGGTCCACTGGGCAAGGCTCTGTTTGCATTCAATATGCAGTTCAACTTCAACAAAGAGTTTATCGGTGACCTAGACGTTAAGGCGCGTGGCACTGAGAGCCTAATGCGCAACGAAGTACGTAGCCAGCGACTACTACAGTTTATGCAGATGACCAGCAACCCACAGATGGCTCCGTTTGTTAAATACGATTACATCCTACGCGAGTTGGCATCCTCTATGGACTTGGACGAGGACAAGATACTCAACGATCCACGCGAGGCAGCTATCCAGCAAAAGATGATGGCTGAGATACAGGCACTAATGCCAGAACAGCCCCCCGCCCCCGAAGGCGAACAGCCTCAAGGCGCACCCTCTCCGCAAGACCCTACAGGTAACGGCAATGGTAATATAGCAGCGGGAGCGGCACCAGAGCCAGACGCTGCAGGGTTTACTGGCGGCGGCGGTGGAGCAAACGGCGGGAACGCACCTCAACCACAACAACCACCACAGCAAGGTCCAGTACAATAATGGATAAACAGTTTTATCGTTCTCTATTACCGCTCGTAAACGATAAGGACCAACACCAGACGCTAAAAGACTACGCAGATCGCCGCATCAAGACTATGCACAGTCTGCTCGAAACAACCAAAGACCACAACCGAATCCTAGAGATACAGGGCGCAATAGCAGAGCTACGGCGTTTTCATACTCTGAGAGATGAGGTAATTAAGGGAGCCGAATAATGGGCTTTTACGAGTACTTCTTCGGGGAAGACAAACCAGAAGACGATCTTGAAAAGACACAAAAAGGAATGGGCTACGGTGAGCTTATTCTGGATAATGTCGTAGGTCTAGATAATGAGTATGATAGCTTTGGTGAAAAGCTAGGACGCTACATTAATGAAGACGAGATTGGCTTCTTGAAGGAGACTGGTCAGGGTATATACGAAGGTGCAAAAGACTTTGTACAGGCACCTATTGAGACAACTAAAGAAGCAGTACGAGATGTAGTAGACAGCACCAAGGCTTTGTTTACTCAAGACCTCGATGACCGACTTATGGATATGTATGGCGTAGACATCACTAACGCCACAGGCGATCAGATTAATGCTGCTAGAGAAAGTATCTTAGGTGATGCTCTTAATGCGTCTTCTCTAATACCCGCTGCAGGTGCAGGTGCTATGGGTGTACGTGCGGTGGCTAGAAATATGCCTGAGTATGATCCTGCTATGGTAGGCAGTAATTTAGGTAATGTGTTTGCTACAGCAAAAGATGCGGCAGGGCAGACAGAAGAGATGCTCGACATTGATCGTCGAGTAGACACCCGTCTACCAACTACACCAGAAGAAAAAGGTGGAGATGCAGGTCAGATTGGTACAGGTACTATGGTATCTGATACTGAAGCACTTATGCGCGGTAACTCTGCTATGGCACAGAACTTTGCTATGATGGCAGAGAACTATCCCGGTTTGCGTAACTTGTGGTCAGAAGATGTTACTCAGACTGCACAAAACGTAATCTCTCGTATGACTGATAACATCGTAAGTCTCTACGATATGTCAGACCGTCTAGGAATAGCTAAGGACTCAGCCAATTGGTATCGTGGTGCTAACCGTATTGCACTAGGATTATCAGACCGTTTTGGTATCTCTGATACAAAGACTGCAGGTGTTCTAGCAGCCCTAAGCCCCGGAAAAGACTGGTATCAGAACGTGGGTATGGGTGAACGTATTATTAAGCATAATGCGGAACTAGGCAACAATGCGCCGTGGACCCCAGAGATGGATGCTATTGCTACCACTGAGAAGAAAGGTGGCTCTAAGGGCGGTACAGCTTGGCAGAAGCAGAAAGAGTTTGAGACAGTACGCGGTAGACCTTGGGGTGAAATGGAGACCCCACTACAGAAAGCAATGTGGATACGCGCCTATGATGAAGCACACTTTGGCACTAACTTCCGAGAGGTAAGTCCTGAAGGCGATATACTTGGTGTAGTTGCTACAAAGTCAGGCGCACCCTCTAAGCTAGTACACCAGAGCTTCGATAATATGGCTAAGGCTATCCGTATTCTAGATGGCGATGGTACGTTAGAAAGCATCTCACCTGAGCTAGGCGGGGCGCACAAAGTACGTAACTTCTTTAACAACATTCTGAATCCAGACAGTCCTAAAGATGTAACCGTAGACACACACCAAATTGCGGCTGGTTTGTTTAGACCTCTTGGTCAGAACTCTAACGAAGTTAACCAAGGTCTTACTGGTGCCAGTGCAACAGGTAACCCAGCCCGTTGGTCTAACTTAGGTAAGGCAGAGACTGGAATGCGCGGCAGCTACGGTTTGTACTTTGATGCAACTACAGAAGCAGCCAAGCTAAGGAATGTACTACCGCGTGAGATGCAGTCCGTATCTTGGGAGCAGTTACGTACATTGTTCCCTAAAGAGATGAAAAACAACAAGAATTTTATCTCAAGCGTGGATGCTATTTGGCGTATGGTTGATGACGGTACTCTAGATGCAAACGGCGCACGTGAAATGATTATTGCCGAAGCTGAAAAGGTAGGTGCTGGCGGCGTACCTAGCTGGAAGAATTATATCGGAGACCGCCGTGATATTGGTATTGCTACTGCAGGTTTAATTGGTTCTGCAGGATTAGTATCGGCTGAAGAGCAGCCTGAAGAAGGCTTTGCTACACCTCAGTAAGGATATTTTATGGACCCTATTCTAGAACACCACTTCTATAATATTGCTAACGGCACTGCCAAGGTGAACGAGGATGGGTCACTGTCTACGGTAAGAACCGTAATCGTTGACATCGATGGTCGCCAAACTCTGATCCCAACTATCTGGGATGGAGAGGAGCAGCCGATAGACATAGCCATAGATAACGCAATCAATTCAGGCGTTAACTGGCCCAAGGCTTACGGCGAGAGCGCAGTCCAGCAACTAGAGGAGCAAGACGCTGAGATACACAGCTTCACCGACGAAAACGGTAAGTTACTTATGTCAGACGACTATACGCCAGAGGAAGCTCAGGAAATCCTAGACGCGGTCCAACAGGGATACGACGACAAGGACGAAGGCGAAGAGTTTGGCCTAAAGGACAGCTTAAAACTAGCGGGTGCGGCAGGTCTACTAGGTCTAGAGAAGATAGGCGTAGACACCTCACCAATCATTAACTGGTACAAGGGCGGTGATACTGGCTTTGCACTGGGCGGCATAGCAACCGCCACCAAGGGTATCACCACAGAAGAGGGCAGAGAAATGGCAGCTAAGAAGTTTCAATTAGATGAAAAGAAGGCTGATCTGAATGAAAATGGCGAAGTAGACTCCTACGAGAGGGCGCGTGGAGAGGCTATTCAGAAGAACGTGGACGACGAAATCTTAGACGATGAGAAGCTGCAGATGTACCACGGCGGTATGGCTTGTGGATGCGACGAGTGTACTGGCGGCATGGAAGAAGGCATTGCGGGTTACGACGAAGTATCTGGCAACCCTATTCCAATTGGATCGACTGCTAATAACGTAAGAGATGACATCGAGGCGATGATCTCAGAGGGTGAATACATCCTACCCGCTCACGTAGTATCGTGGCACGGGCTAAAACATATTCAAGAAATGCAAGCTGAGGCCGAAATGGGGTTGATGTCTATGGAGATGGACGGCCTGATACAGCACGTAGAACAGTCTGAGGCAGAAGAAGTCAAGGACGAAGAGATCGACGTACCAGAAGAGGACGTTGATGTAGAGGTCGCCACAGTAGAAGTGGAAGACCAGTTAGAGGATACAGAGGAAGAACTTGAGCCTGTATCAAAACCCCTACCAGCAATGCTTAAAAAACAGAAGATAGCATTTATGGTTTAATTGGATACCCGACTTGTCGGACCCAGTGAGGAAATCATGCAAAAACGTAAATACCAAAGAGCCGAAGAGCCTGATGAAAATTTGACATACAGTGAAGAGCTATCGCAACAACAGCCAGCCGCTGAACAGTTAAATGCCGAAGAGGAAAGCTATAAGAAGCGGTATCAGGATATCCAACGCCACATCCAGACGGTACGTGACCAAAAGGATAAAGAACTGGCAGAGGTAAAAGCCCAACTAGAGGCCGCTACCCGTAAGCAAATTAAGTTCCCCAAGACTGACGAAGAAGTCGATGAGTGGAGCAAACGCTATCCAGATGTTGCAAAGATTGTGGACACCATTGCCCGTAAACGTGCCAATGAAGTTCTAGCCGAAGGCGAGAAGCGTCTACAACAAGTAGAGAATTTTGAGCGTAAACTGTATCGCCAGAGCGCAGAGCAAGAACTTATGAAACTACATCCTGACTTTGCACAGATTAGGAAAGACCCAAAGTTCCATGAGTGGGTAGCTCTACAGCCATCTGCAATGCAGGACAGTGTGTATAAGAACAACACTGACGCTAAGTGGGCCGCACGTACAATTGATCTGTATAAGGCAGATATGGGTCGTCGCGGCAAGTCAACGAAATCAGCCGCACAGGCGGTGGGGCGTACTACATCAGCCGCTCCTACTACTGGCGGTAAGGCTAAGTTCTCTGAGAGCATGGTCGCAGCTATGTCTGATCGTGAGTTTGAACAAAACGAAGCAGCCATTAGTGAAGCCATGAGATCAGGTGCTTTTGTCTATGATATATCGGGCGCAGCTCGGTAGTTTACGTAATTAGGTGTTGCTTTAATTACGTTACTATGGTACAATGAAACCATTGATTTATTAGGATAGAGACACCTATTAGGTATACCTCTATCAACCCTTCCAGATAATATACTAAGTCTACCAGCGCGTTTGGACCCGCTTTGGCGATACTCCTTACAAACTGACACTGATGTTAAATTGTCTGATCTAGCTGCTCTTAGGCAACACAAAAACACACTAAGAGTTAATTCCAAGCCATTTCATTCAAGGAGACACTCAAATGGCATTTCCAGTAGCATCAGGTTACGGCAACTTACCAAACGGTAATTTCTCGCCAGTAATCTATTCCAAGAAAGTCCAGAAGGCTTTCCGTAACTCTTCTGTTGTAGAAGATATCGCAAATACCGATTACTCTGGCGAAATCGCAAACATGGGCGATAGCGTCAAGATCATCAAAGAACCAGATATCACAATCAACTCTTACGCACGTGGTACAACACTTGCGACACAAGATTTGACAGATGCCGATTTCACTATGGTCGTCACTGAAGCGAACTACTTCCAATTCGCAATGGACGACATCGAAGAGGCTCATAGTCACATCAATTTTGTCGATCTAGCAACAGATCGTGCTGGCTATAAACTTCGTGATGCGTTTGACCGTGAAGTACTAGGCTATATGTCTGGTTGGGACTGGTCAGGTTCTGCATGGGGTCGCCGTACAGCTTTGGATACAGGCGGTACAAAAGCAGACTCAACTGCAGGTAACGACGAACTTCTAGCAGCCAACAAATTGGACATCACTGATTTCGGTGGTTCTGACATCGGCGGCGAAGCAGAAGTTACTTCTATCCCGACAGCGGCAGGTGGCGGTACAGGTGCAATCACTTCACCACTAGCTATCCTGAACCGTATGGCTCGTTTGTTGGATGCGGCTAACGTAGACACAGATGGTCGTTGGGTTGTAGTAGACCCAGTCTTCAAGGAAATCTTGATGGACGAAGACGCGAAGTTGGTTAACGCTGACTACGGTGGAGGCGATGAAGTACGCAATGGTCGTATGCCAAACCTTATCCGTGGCTTCCGCGTATATACTTCGAACAACCTTCCATACGAAGGTACAGGTCCGGGTACTTCTGCATCAGCGGGTTCAGAAGCTAACTACGGCGTACTAGTCGCAGGTCACGACTCTGCAGTGGCGGTAGCGGATCAGATCGCAAAGACTGAATCATTCCGTTCACCAGACACATTTGCAGATATCGTTCGTGGTATGCAACTATACGGTCGTAAGATTTTACGTCCAGAAGGACTAATCACTGCTAACTATAACCTAGCATAAACTATACTAAGGGGCTG